TAATTTAGTTCTAAGACTGCTTAGAATTTAAAGCTGATTCCAGCCTGTGGTGCCCAATCTTTTGAATCGGTATCATAGTCAACACCTGCTGATAGCTCTGCGCCGTTCCATGCAACAACATACTCACCACCAATGTGTTGTAGTTTGTTAGTGTCATCACCATTTACATATGCTGTAATGCCGTTTGATGCTAATGAACCTTCGTACGCCATTTTCGGTGCGTCTTTGGCATTTGTCATCGTTGCGCCTTCTGTCATACCAGCTAATTCTACACCTGTTAGAGCTCCACCTAGTACTGTGTTTTCAGTTGTACGGTTATAATCAGCACTTGCTGTTAATGAACCAACACCTGCGTCTAGTGTGTATGCGCCTTGTAAGTTACTAACTTCTGATACATCAGTTGTCCAGTCAGTTAAGCCTACTGCTACACTTGCTCCGCCCATTGTTACTTGTAATGACTCTGTCATTGTTGGTACGTTTAGTGTGCCGTCTGCTGTTGTGTTGGCATTTGTTTCTGGTAATAGACCATTGCTATCGCCAAATGCTAATGCTACTGATCCTGCTGTTGTTCCAACAGTCCAAGTGTCTAATTTTAGTGAGTCGCCGTCTGTTGCTTTGAAATCTAAATCAACTGTTGCAATATCTCCTGCATCAATATCTAGTTCAACACCCATTGTTCCGGCTGTTTTGTTTGTTGCTGTCTCTGCAAAGTCAAGTGATACTGCACCTGAAATTACTGGAGTAGGCGCCACCACTGCTACTGCTTCGTCTGCTGTTGCTAGTGTCGCTGATGAAAGCGCCAAAGTCGCCACAGCGACTGTGATTAAAGTCTTATTCATTTTTGATTTTCCTCGTTTATATGAAGTGTAGTTCTCGTTGTCTACAATGTATAGTTATCTACTCATTAGATAGTTTGTGCGTTTTCTGGCACGATATATTTATAGGCTAAAAAGAAATAGTTAAAGTACGACTTTTCTGTTGCTAGGTAAGTCGCCAACCCCGAGTGATTATGCCGCTAAGGCAAAATCCTCATTCACGTATGTGTTCTTAAGTGAACCGAAGTCTACGAAAGAATATACGTTTGATGCGTTATCGTTTGCATTTAAAACGTGTGTTCGCGTTAACCGAGCTTACATCCGGGAAACTCCACAACATCTATTAACTACCAGTCGATCCTAGTTCAGGCCCATCATAAGCACACTAGATAGTGTGTGCTTAATGTGTTTATGGTGGACCTGCCCGGTACCGCCCCGGGGTCCTGTATAGCGTTTGAATTGCTTCAACGTTACATATATATTTATACAGTCTTTTTAGGTAGATGTCAAGAGAAGAATGTTATTTGTATAACTTATTCAGGTACGTGAACTATTTTGATTTCAGTTGCGACAGGCTTGCCGTTGTGATCGTCTAATTCATATTCAACTATCATTTCCTGTACAACTTTTTTGATTCCTGATTTTTTAAATTCAGAAATGTGAACGAAGATATCTTGTTGTCCATCTTCGCGACCAATGAAGCCATAACCTTTTACGTGATTGTAAAATTTTAATTTGCCCTGTATTGCCATGTCTTGCCCTTCTTAAAGTATATAAGGCGTAGAAACAATTCCCACGCCCTATACATTATTTATTACATATTATTCTTTTTGTCTTGGATTTCAGCTCGCTTTGCTTTAGCAAGTTTACCCATTTCGCCTAGAGCTTTTCTTGCTCTTGCGGCAGACGCTTTTGTTCCACCTTCGAACTTTTCGTTCTCTGCTAGGTATGATTCGTATTGAGCAACAATCTGCTCGTGTATTGATTCTGACATCTTCTTCTCCTATTTAATTGGCTAACTTTATGCCGGTTGTTGATTCAATGTATTGGTCTGCCATTCCTTTTTCAGTTTTAGCAATAAACACGATAGTAGTTAAGTTAATATCTATTTCACTATCACGCCCAACAGTAAAAGTAAATGGCACCATGCCAATACCTTCTTTGGTTCCTGTAAGAGCCATTGGCTTCTTAACTTTCATTGAATCTGATTCTTTCTTTACCAAGCGAGCAATAACTTCTTCGCCTGCTACAGTTTTAAAACTAATTGTATCGCCTTCTTTATATGTATTTTCGATCATCATGATATTGAGTGTCCTGTTCCATTAAATCCGGTGTTTTCAATGTAGCTAACTAATTGTTCATAGCCGCCTACATGTTGTCCTCTTAAAAAGACTTGCGGTGCTGTTCTTGGAGCAGGCAATCCTTTTGATTCAAAGAGGGCCATTAATTCACTTGGTTGAATATCTTCTCCAAGTGTTTGTACAATGTACTTAATTTGTAATTTATCTAATAGTGCTTTTGCCTTTACACAACTCGGACAAGCCGGTTTGCTAAAGACAATGTTGTCATTCGTCATAAACTAAATCCTTTCAATACGTCTTCGTCTACATCTTGTTTAATTCCACCAATGATATAAGACTCTACTTCAGTCTCTTGCGGAGCAACTTGTAAACCTGATGAGCTTAGCCAATGTTGTGTCCACGGTAATGGATTATTGTTAAGCGGACGATCGTACAAGGTCTTATAGCCTAGTGCTTTTAGTCTTTTGTTAGCAATGAACTCTACATATTGATGTAACAACTCTTCGTTCAATCCGATAATTGCTCCATCTTTAAATAGATAGTTAGCCCATGCTTTTTCTTCATCAACACAAGTGCGCCACATGTCTTCAATTTCATCTTCGCACTCTTTAGCAATTTTAGCAAAGTCTGGATCGTCTTTACCTTTGATCCAATTCTTTAGTACCTGTGTTGATAAATTTAGGTGTGTTGCTTCATCTCTAGCAATTAATGAAATAATCTTAGCAGACCCTTCCATCATTTTAGATTCAGCAAATGAGAACGTACAAGCAAACGATACATAAAAACGTAGTCCTTCAAGGATGTTTACATTCATCATCGCAAGGAATAGTTTTTTCTTTACTTCATAAAGACTACCTTCTCCTCTATGGAAGTAAGCATCTGCTAATTCAGTAAAGGCATCATAGTTTTTAGTAACTGCTGTTGCTCTCTTTAAAATTTCTTTATCGTCAAGTATAGTATCAAATACTTCACTTGGGTCTGGATATACATTCTTCATAATGTGTGTATATGAACGTGAATGAATTGTTTCAAAGAAGTCCCAAGTAACAATACATCCTTCTAGTTCAGGTAATGACACATACGGCAAAAATGCTAAACTTGGTCCACGTCCTTGTACACTATCTAATAGTGTTTGATATTTTAAGTTTGAAGTAAAAATATGCTTTTGTTCTGGACGGAAGTTAGCAAAGTCTGCTCTATCTTTTTGTAGACTTACTTCCTCCGGTCTCCAAAAGTAACCTAGCATAGTTTGGTTAAGTTTATCAAACTCTGGAAACTTAAACACATCATAACGTTGTGTGTTTTGATCCGGACCAAAGAACATGGTGCTCTTTGTAAAGTCTACTTTTTCTTGATTAAATACTGTCTTCGCCATTTTCTACATTTTCCTCTTTATGTCTTGCATACTATACAGTCATTAACATATAATGTCAACCACTAAATAGCACATGCCTCACAATGTTCGTCATACTCTTCGTCGGAGCCGTTAAACTCTGCTCTAGCAAGTGGTTCTTGTTTTGTTTCGTCTACTATATCGCCATCACTTTTGTAATCATAAGTGTTTTGATAGTATGAAGTTTTCCATCCATACTTATACGTATTCAGCAAATCTTTCATCATAACGCTCATTGGCACTTCATTATCTGGGAAGTGTGTTGGGTTATAACTCCAGTTGCCACTAATTGCTTGGTCAAAGAACTTTTGCATAACTGATACAATATTAATGTAACCTTCGTTGCTAGGCATTTCCCATAACAATGTATAATGATTCTTTAGTGTTTGATACTGTGGAACAACCTGCTTAAGAGGCCCTTTTTTGCTTTTCTTAACGGACAAGTATCCTCTAGGTGGTTCGATTCCGTTTGTTGCGTTCGACACAACGGAACTGCTCTCTGAAGGCATTTGTGCGGACAATGTGCTGTGCCGTAACCCGTGGTTACTAATATCTGATCGTAAAGTCTCCCAATCATATTTTAATTTAAACTTTCCTAGCTCATCGACTTCTTTTTTGTAAGTGTCGATTGGCAGTATGCCATCACTATATTTAGTGCGGTTAAAGTAATCACATGCTCCACGTTCCTGTGCTAGTTTGTTCGATGCTTTTAACAAATAATATTGGAATGCTTCTGTTAGATTGTGTACTAGTTTCCATGCCTTAGGATCGCTATATTGTACTTGATTCTTTGCTAGATAATGTGCTAGTCCAATATAACCAATACCAAGCGAACGTCTTGCTTTTGTACTAATCTCTGCCGCTTTGATAGGATAACGTTGATAGTCAATAATTTCTTCTAATGCTCTTACTGCTAGTTCACACAAGTCTTCTAAGTCGTCTAGATCTTTTAGTGTACCTACATTAATAGCTGATAGAATACATAATGCTATTTCACCTTCTTCATCATCAATATGGTTAAGTGGCTTAGTAGGTAATGTAATCTCTTGACACAAGTTACTCATGTATACTGTATCTTTAAATGAACTGTGTGTATTACAGTGATCAACATTCATAATATAAATGCGTCCTGTCTCAGCACGTTCTTTGATCAACGCAGAAAACAACTCCATTGCCGGAATAGTTTTCTTTTTAATGCTTGTAGCACGTTCGTACTTTTCGTATAGCTCTTGGAACACTGCTGGATCGCCGAAGTATGCTTCATACAATCCTGGCACATCGTGTGGCGAGAAAAGAGTTATATCTTTTTGAGTTAATAACCTTTCATACATTGTTTTATTAAGTTGAATTGAATAATCTAACTTACGTACACGATTGTCTTCTGTACCTTTGTTGTTTTTAAGTACAAGAATGTCTTCAATTTCTTGATGCCAAAACGGGAAGTGTGTAGTAGCACTTCCGCCACGTACACCATTCTGTGTACAACAACGTACAGTTGCTTCAAACTTCTTTAGGAACGGGATGAGTCCTGTGTGGGCAACTTCTCCTCCTCGGATTTTTGCGTTGACTCCTCTGATACGTCCTGCGTTAATACCGATACCAGCTCTTTGAGCTGTGTATCTACCGATGGACATGTCTGACGCAAAGATCGAATCAAGTGTGTCGTCACTGTCAACGAGAACACAAGAGGCAAACTGCCTAACTGGAGTACGCACTCCGGCCATGACCGGCGTTGGGATATTGATTTTAAAAAGTGAGGTCGAGTCATAGTATCTCCTTACATAATATAACCTATCTTCTTGTGGATAGTTAGCGAATAGTGTTGCCGCAATCATCATATACATGTGTTGTGGAGTTTCAAAAATTTGTCCTGAACTTCTATCCTGACATAGGTACTTGTCAACTACCTGACGCAGACCTGCGAAGGTAAAGTTCTCATCACGCTTGTGATGAATGTATGAATCTAGTTTAGCAAACTCTTCGTCAGTGTAACTGTCTAGTATAGCACTATCATATACACCACGTTCAATGTTTACTTTAATCATTTCTTTAAGTGATATCTTATCAAAACTACCATATACATCTTTGTATACTCCGTATGCTAACAAACGTGCCGCGGCATATTGATAATTTGGATTCTCTAAACTAATCAAATCATTTGCTGATCTAACTAACAAGTCTTGAATTTGTGAAGTTGTCATACCTTCCGCAAATTGGATTCCTGCGTTCATTTGAATTAAGCTACTACTTACACCAGCTAGACCTTCACATGCAAAGTTAACTACTTTATGGATTTTTTGAACATCTAATACTACTTTGTCGCCATTACGTTTTACAATATTGAGGTCTGATTTCATTATTTCTACTTCCTTTTTTTAATTACAGTTTATTTATTGAAGCGGTGGCATGTGGTAAATCTTTTGTGACACCACATTATCTGGTAGCTCATCTAGTGTTAGAACTTCGCTTCTGTATCCCAAGACTATACTCCTGTCTAAACATACCAAGTACATTTCTTTGTTATTTTCTATGTCCTTACTGATATGTATCTCTACATTTGCCTCACTAAAACGATCGGTTAACTGTAAGGTATAAGCGCATAATTGCGCAATTTCATACTCACAAAATGAACTCTCGTCTAGTAAGTGCCAAGGTAATGTTTGAGTGGCAGGGTCATAAGGATTGACTTTTTTACTACCGATAGGTAGCTTGTTACAAAATTCAATAATCCTATGGAATGGTCGTGGGTGAGTTTCTAATTCATCACGGAGATCCTTCCAGACCTTGACTCTATCTTCAAATTTTAATTGTATCATTAACTAATATACTTTATTTTAAAGTTGAATGTACCTTGATCATTTATAGTTGAGTTTAACATAGAAACCACCAGCGTGTCAACCGAAGAATTACCATTTGTGTCCACCATTGCGGCTTGAAACTGTAGGTTTTCTTCATTTACGCTATCACCCTGATAGTTATAGTCATCAACAAACGTAATAGCATTGCTATTTGTTTTGTCTAGTTGGAAGTGCATTATACCTTGTCTTTGAGCATTTACAAGAGTACTATAGTAAGTATATTCTACTTCAAAAGTTCTACTGTAATCACCCGGTAAACGGAACAAGTAGGTATATGAACTTGCTTCGCTTATTTCTAAACTATGAGCGCCGCCTAATGTTGAAGACGTTCTACCTTTAATTTCACTAACATATGGAGAAGTTGTAATAAAGGTTTGGTTATAAGAAAGATCTGCTGTTCTATTAAAAATATCTTCGTGTGAACTGTTTCCGCCTGCTGAGTAATCAAGTATGCTATAAGTGGCATTACCTTCATTACCGCCAACATTTCCTACACCTTCAAATACATTCATTGAACTAGTGTTATTTGTTCCTGTTGTAATAACAATTCCTTCTCTATCAATATCAGTAAATGTGCTATTGGTAAATTTGTTCTTACAAGGTCCTGTTGACTGTCCAGGTGAATTAATTACTGTGTTTGCTCCGAATACAATTCCTTTACCTAAGTTTTCAAAGTAACTACAGTTAAAATGGTTATTATATACATCGTCGTCACTAACAATTCCTACACACATATTTTTAACTCTTACGTGTTCGAACTTATTCTTTTGTGTTCCTACTAATGAACTTAGTGAAGACAACTTAATACCTGCGTTAGCTTCTGTAATTGTATCTCCTGTGGCAAATGTTCCTGTAACTTGTATCATATGAAACATACTGTCTCTAACAGTTGTTAAGTCTATAGCAGGTTGTGTTGTTGATGCTGTCTGTAAAGTAAATCCTGATAAGTTAATACCTGATGCTTGGTTTGCCGATGTTGATGAACTGTCATCTGCGTAGTTACCTGGTTCACTACTACCATTAACAGTTTTCATAGCGACAGCATTACCAGTCATATTAAATTTAGTTTTCATTGGACCGTCACCTTTGATAGTAGTAAAAGGTGGAATGTAAAGTGTACTACTAATTTTATATACGCCGGCTGGTACGTGTAATGTTACTCTACTTTGTTCAGTTCCCTTAGTCGATGGATTTAAAAATAGTTGATCCAATGCTCTTTGAATAGCTATTGTTTGATCAGTACCATCTCCGTTTGCTCCAAATGATCTAATATTAACCATTTCGTCTAGTCTAGATTGTAATGTTCTTTTAATAGGTGACGTTGATGAAACACCTGTTTGTACAGTTACACCATTAAGATAAGAATATGTATTAGCAAGAGTGAATAGATCATCGTGTTCTGTAATTACTTTTGTATTACCAACTGCTGGTGCGCCTTCTGCTACAGATCCATTACCAATATAAAGCTCTCTCGAATCAACTGCCCATCCTAGCTCACCTCCGGCAAGTTGTGGAATGCCTGACCCTTGATTTTTCTGTCCGCGCCTGATTTGTATTCTGGATATCTGTACTACAGCCATCTATTTACTCCTGTTTGTGTAAGTATTTATCCGTGTTGCTCGTAATATGTATACACTCTGTTGTACCATTCATTACGCCATTCGTCATATTCATGTGGCCATACATCAAACTGCTGATAAGTTTCTCCTCCTAACAACATGCCATCGTCGCCGCGACTACACATAAAGATATGTCCTTCACGAATGTTTGTACCATGTATTTCGTTGTGTGCTTCGGCATATGCTACTAATTGTAGGAAATAGTTTTGTACATATTCTAATTTCTTAGGCTTATTTGTTTGTTTAAAATCCATAATACACGGATTACCTTTGTACTGTCCAACAAGGTCAGTAGTACCAGCATACATCTGTGGAACATAAAGAGCAACTTCACTGCCCCAAATCTCATCAACATCTACCATAGCATTATCACGTATCTGTGTTGCCATTGCGTGTGCTTTTTTAGCAAACGGATTACCACCTGGAGTAGGCCATTCGCCAAACTCAATATAATCTTCGAGATACTTGTGCATCCTAGTACCAACACCAGCGGCTTCTGTTACAATTTCTTGTGCTTTAGTTTCACCTACACGTTTGCGCCATGCTATTAGTCCTGACTTATCGCTTGTAGCATCAAGGATAGTTGTTACACTAGCCACAGCACCTCCGTCAGGTGTCATATACTTTCGCTTACCATCAATGTTCTTTCGTGAAATTGGTTTGTAATCGTACTTCTCTATAATTAAACTCATTCGTTCTCCGTGTAATATACTGCTTCTAGTTTGATAGGATTACTACCTGTAGCTTTTGCGGCTACCCTTGTATGGCAATCTCCTGCTATTCCTTTTAGTAATGCTCTTTCTAATTGTGCCTGTTCATATGTAAGTTTATGGTTTGCCTTGCTAACAATATTGTTTGTAAGTGTGTCGTCTTTGCGTGTTTGTAACGCAATAGTACCTTGTCCGATCGCCGGTATAATAGGAAGACGTTCGTAATCTCGTTTAATACCTAACGCATCTAATCCTGCTTCTGCTAATACAATAGCATCATAATCTCCAGCATCTAGTTTTTCTAATCTTGTATCAATGTTACCACGTATAGGTTTAATTTTTACATTAATTCCAGAATATAATTGTTCAAGTTGTGCCTTGCGTCTTGGACTACTTGTACCAATTACAAAGCCATCAAATATTTTACCTATTAAAACATCATGCGGTCTACTTCGTTTTAACACGGCACATATATGTAAGTCAGGATGTTCTATATCTCCTGGTATATCTTTTAAACTGTGTACACCGACATCAATAAGTCCGTACTTTAATGCGTATTCAATAGCATTACAGAATACACCTTTGCCACCTATTTCATGTATAGGCGTATCAGGATTTAAATCTCCGTCTGTTTGTATAACTTCTATTTTAGTATCACAACTAAGCTCTTTACATACACGGTCTGCGTATGCTAATGCTAATTTACTACCACGTACACCTATTCTAAGCAATATCAAAATCCCATACTAAGCAACGTCTATTATCTTCAGTTGGATAAGTTCCGTGCCATACCCTATCATCCATAACAACTACTCTGCCTGGAGTAGGATGAAACTTATGATCATATGTATAACCATTAGGACCTTGTAGTGTTGTATAAAGACACCCATTAAATTTATTAGTCTTTGTTGGTTTCAAATTATCAAAGAACATTACACTTGACGCGAAACGTTTATTATCTTGTGCTACTTTGTCTGTGCTATGAAAATGTCCTGCTTGCCAGCCGCCTGGAAAGTAATTAATAGTCCAGGCTTTGTGCTGTTGTTCTTCAGTGTTGCGTTCTGTAATAGTCTGTATAGGAACGTTAACTTGTGAGAATATATCTAACAACCATTCTTTATAACGATTGCGCTCAACAGCCCATTCTTTATCTTCTAACGGCTTTTGTATGCCGTCAACAGTACAACTACCTTTTGAAATATCGCTATTAGTAAAGTCAAATAACTTTATCATATCCTCATAATCAGGATACACTGCTGAAACTATCCAATGTTGGTTAGGTACTACATATAATTCAATACCATTAATTTGCCTAAGTAGACTCATGTTCACTCCTATACTATTATATAGTATACAGTAAAGTATCTAGCTTGTCAAGTGATTATTTTAATGCGTTTTTAGTTGCCGACTTAGCCATATTATCAACTGTTTTGTCTTCTGGCTCTGGATTGGCTGGGTCTTCGCCACCTACTAATACTATACCGTTTTCATCAAAACTAGAAACTAATTTATTAACTCTAGTATCATCATTGTAAGCGGTAACAAAACTAGACTGATCAAAATGCTCTGAACCTACGTTATCAAGCAAGTTGTTAAGTTCGGCCCAGCCAATTGATTCTTGACCTTGTTCGTATTTTAAGTGTAATATTTGTGCGAGCTTTTCGTGTGTGGTATTAGATGACTCTATGACTTTTTTTTTGAGTCTGCTAACAGCAAACCTAATCTTTTGCTTAGGTCAACACTTTCTCGTTTTTCTCTGCCTGCTTCTTCTTCTCCGCCTGCGGAAGCATCCGCGGCCGCAAACTCATCTTCGCCTTCTGGGGCATCTGGTTCAGCCTCAGCATCAACAGTTGGCTCCATGTCCATTTCTGCATCGTCTGCTGGGATTTCATCGCCCATGGTAGTTGGAGCACCTTCTCCTGTAAGTACAGCTACGCCGGTTGTTAGGGAGTTTCTCGTGCCTTCCAATGTGCTATAAAGTCCTTCAAGAGCTGGCTTAACAGCTCCGATAAACTCGTCTGACTTATCAATACCTAGTTCGTCTCTAATTTTATCGCCTAGTTCTAACATTGATTCTGTCTGCATTTCTGCTGTGTCTTCCATCCAGCCTGTAATTCTGTCTACCATATCTTTGGCTGCCATTACAAGTGTTGCCTCTTCTTCTGCGCCTTCTTTGACTACAGTTCCTTCTTTATCAATACTATCTTTAATTACTACATGTGTATTTTTGCCGCCGGTATTACCTTTGCCACTATTTGTATATACTTTACCACCATGTTTTTTTGCATGTGCTTGAGCAGACGCTTTGTCATCAAAATATTCGTATTTGCCTTCGTGTACTACTGATTCATCTGTACTTTCATCACGCTCAGCAATTTCAGCATTGATAACATCAAGGAACATTTTATTTTTTTGATATGTATCGTTTGTGTTTACTGACTCAAAACTTTCATTAGTTTCTACTTGTGATAGCATTGTTCTTAACTTGTTTCTAGCATCTTCTAACTGCTCATTTGTAAATGCTGACACATTAACCTGTTTACCAAATCTCTTTGAGAGATTCTCGTTAAGTGTTTTAACCGTAATAGGTTTTGAAAATTCTTTTAAAAGCATCGTCTGTTCCTTTATATTGTGTTATATTTATTTATCAAATATAAATGTTTCTAGTTCGGCTAATGAAGACCAAGCGGCATCCATAGCTATATCAAATTTTATCTCTGAACTCTCTTGTCTTACCGGATCTTTGGATATTTCTAAGGTTCTTTTGGCAAATAATGCGTCCATGTAGTATTTATTCACCTTATTATCTAATCTTATAGCATGATCAATATATTTTAAGTTAGATTCAACAGTTAATTTTGCGATAGCAAGTGCGGCTGTTTTACAAAAAACTGTAACCATATGTGTATTAGTTTTAGTATTAAAGAGTTTATAGCCGTTTTTATGCTTGCGTATAGCAATATGTTTTAAACGTATGCTATTACCTTTTTCATAAGGAATTGGTAACTGATCAAGCCCGGCAGTGATCAACGAATCTAGTTCTTTTGCTAAAGTGTCATTGTATATCATTTTTTACAATCAATACCGTTCCGTTTTGTACTACTTTACTTACTAAACTCTTACGTATTAGACCTTCAATTACGAATCTATCACGCTCTGAAAACATATGTATTGGTTGTAATGAGTCACACTTTTTTAAAACGACTTCTTCTTCATTAGTTGTCTGTATTTGGAAGTCTGATAGTAACTCGTTTAATTTCATTTTATCTATTCATCATCATGTCCATGCCTTGTTTAACGGCTGGATCATCTTTGTGCATTATTACTTTACGGGCTTTCGCATTTTTAGGATCTGATACAGTTATTTCATCGCCCTTAACGTCATCTATCTTAAGATCACCTTTATTAGTTGGTAGCATACTACCTTTTTTTAATAACTGTTTTCTTTTCATATCATCTATTTTATTGGCTGCCATGTTTGCCGCGCCCTGGGCCGCGCTTTTTGCCGCGCCAACAGCTAAATTTTTTGCCCCACTTACTGCGGCTTTACCTAATGCTTTTGCTCCACTTACTGCGGCTTTACCTAATGTTTTTGCTCCTTGGACAGCCGCCTGGCCTGCTACTCTTGCTCCCGCTCCAAGTGCCGCTACTCCCGCTCTCGCCGCCGCACCTGCGCCAACAGCTAATGGAACAAGTGCCGCTAATGGCGCTAGTTCATCTAACTGTTCTTCTGTAAGATGTGGATGTTTTTCTTTAAGTTTTCCTCTAAGATATACATGCTCGTTAATAGCATTACCTTCTTCATCTTTAATTCGGAACTCGTCGAAACGCATTACTGTGCTCTCATCTGCTTTGCTTGTTTAACTAATTGTAACCATTTAGTTGTAAGTTGTGGGTTGGCTAAGATTGTTTCTAAGTTTGCTATGTGTGGAGCAAGCTCTGATGCTATTGCTCCTGTAACTGCTTTACCTTGAGTAATATCAGCAACACCTCTACTAAATTTGGCTGCATTTTTACCACCTGCTAGTTTAGATCTTTGTGCCGCTCTCATTCTGTCTGCTTTTGCTTTAGAATCTGCTTTAACGTCTGCGGCTACATCGCCCATTGCACTTGCTACATCGCCTGTTGCTTTTACTACATTACTTCCTATTTTCTTAGCACCTTGATAGGCTTGTCCTAATTCACCAGCAACTTTTTTGCCACCTTTTACAAGAGCGTCTTTTCCTGCTACTGCGGCCTTCTTTACAATTGGAGCCGCAACTTTTGCTCCTTTTACTGCCGCTTTACCTGCCATCTTAGCACCCTTTACAGCCGTCTGTCCTGCTTTTTTAAGGAACTGAGCACCTGCTTTAACACCACCTGCGAGTGCCGCTGGTAATGCTTCATTAATTAATTCAGGGGATGCATCAGGAAACATTTCTTGAAGCTGACGCCTCATAGTGTCTTCTCTTAATTGTTTTACTTCATTTAATTTCATTTTATGCTCCTGCGTTTAGCTGTGCTACGTCTTGTTGGTTTTAATCTATTCTTATTTAACCTTACTATTCTTCTTGAAGTAGGATTATTACGTTTTGCGAATCTACTCTTAATGCCAATTAATCTACCTTTTCTTCTTTTTGTCTTCTTAAGTCCGACACTTTTCTTTACATTAATTGCTGTAGTACATGTACTAGGTTTAGCAACAATACGTCCTTTTTTAACTCCTGATGTACAACGATACTTACGCACCATTTTGTTGCCTGTTTTACTTAGGACTGATACTGCTCCTTCTGTAATATCCGCAACTAACATTATCTTCCTCTTTTATTTACTCTTCGTAAAGCAATACTCGCTGGATTTGTTCTTTTAGTTTTCCTTGCTTTACGCATCATTTTGGCACCTAGTCTAGCTCTTGTACGTTTCATTGTCATACGTGCTTTCATATTAGGTGCGGCGAAACAAGCCGCAATCTTAGAAACAATGCGTCCTTTACGTGCTCCACCGGAGCATCTATACTTACGAACTAGTCTCTTACCGGTTCGTCCCCAGATTTGCTTTTCCGTAAGATCAGATGATGATGTTATCTCGCTTATTAACATAATTGTATTTATGTAAATGTTTGTTTAGGAAAGGTTCATAAGGATTACAACTATTGTAGAAAGTAATCCTGCTACTATTGTGCCTGCGGCACCAATAATAACTTTGGTCATGCTTTGTTGACCGTTTGTAATATCAAGATGAATATGTTCGACTTTAGACTCAATTTTATCTAAACGTGCTTCTAGATTAATGTAACGCTGTTCACACATATCAACGTGTGCTTCTAGGTTCTCACGCTCTAAACTTGTTGTTTGGCTTTTTGCCATATCATATTCTCCATTCAGTCCTTGCTCAAAGGATGTTAGTAAACTCTAAGTTAGCCTAATCAGTAGTATCGTCTGCCTGGAATATAATATTTTTAGCCTTTGGTGTTGTTCTAAACACATTATTATTTATCACAATCGATTCATTTAGATCGCTAATAACAGGCACCATATTAAAATCTTCTTCGAGGGCTTCAACGGGTGGAAAGTATTGGTATTCATCTGTTGTACAGTCTACTTCCCATACTCTATGCTTGCCAGTATAGTCAGTACCAAAGCCTAACTTCTTAAGCTCTGCGGCAGTATATTCAGATACTATTGGCTTACTGCACATTACATTAGTCCTCAACATCAACGTTTGTACAAATGTCATCCAGTTAGCTTGTTGTGAACAGGCTAGTTTATCATTACTCCTATTACGAGTTTGATTAGTTTCTGTAATGTCAATAAGAGTTAGTGCTTTCATATACTTACTTATCGGCCATAAAAAAAGGCCCAGTATAAACTGAGCCTTTTAATATTAAAATTATACCAACTATTAAGTTGCTACAAATCCGTCTAAGTCACGTGCTGTTACTGTTGCACTTGAAAGGTCGACGCCGTCTACTGTTCCCATGTGCTGTAGTCTAACTTGCATTGATGCAGCTGACTGTCCATGTCCATGAACGATTGCAAAAATCTTACCTGCTGTACCTGTTGACTTGTACATTACTGGTGAAAATTCAGCAACGATTTGAGCCAATGCTCCGTCAATACCGTCTTTAGCGGCTAATGATACGATAGCATCGATTTCAACACCGATTAGATCTGCTGTGTTGTACTGAACGCCATGATCGCGTCCGTCTTGATTTACTTTTGTTACTCCGGCCATTTTTTTCTCCTATGTTTTCTCTTAATGACACAATTCGCTACTCTGCGAAGTTGTTATATGTATTTAGTCTATTGGAGGAAAAACTACTTTTTAGATGCTTTTTTGGCTCGATTTGCTAATAATCTTAGCTGTTGGGTGTATCCTGGCCCTGCTTTTGCTATATCATCTATAAGTTGTATAGCTGGTAAGTAACCTTTTAATATATTGCTTGGTATACTTTTACCTGTCTTTGCTAGTTCTAAAAATCTTTTAGCCATCATTAAATTCTTATCACCAACTACATATCTATAAGACAACATGTCGTTTGGTGTTACTGTAATATCTGGTGAACTAATAGTTGGCTCTGGATCAGATATTCTAAATAGTTCAAGATCCTTTTTAGCACTTAATTCTTCTAAGTACTGTATAATATCACTTGTTCTTAGTTTAGCTCTTGCCGCTAAAACTAATCTTGTTACTAATTTCTTTCTATCACGCTGACTAATATTATTAAATCCAAATAATTGTCTACGTATAGTTTTGTAGTCGCTGTTAGTAATACCTAGTGCTGTTTCTATATTAATAAAATCTTGTTGATCTTGCATGTTTGACGAACGTCCCTGAGCAAATTTACTAACATATCTATTGAATGCCATTACAGGAAGTGTTACTGTCTTACGCATTCTCTTGGCCGCACCAGGGTCTTTTAACTTATCTAAAGCATCGTCGTCACCTATAATAAAATATACAAAGTTATACAAGTCTGTACCGTTCATTCTAAAATGTTTGTAGTTATCGTGTCCGCTTGTCTTCTTTGCGTAACCTTTAGCGATAGGATATGTTTCTGGAAAGTTACGCAGAACTTCTAGTATGAGCATAGTTAGATATGCTCTCTCGCAACAGTCTGTATAGCTAAGTGTCTTTAGTGCGCCACCTTGCCTAGTCAGTCTAGCTTCGTGAAGTTCTTTAATAAATTCCATTAGTAGTTACTTCTGCCGCCGTCTGGTTTTTTATCTGTGCTTGAAAGATTAGCCATCTGCGCCATCATATTTTTCATTTCTTGAGGGCCATTAGCTGTTAATAATTTTTTCAATTTAGTTGAGTCCATTACTATTCTACCCATTCTTTGAACTGCTGAATTTTTAAACATATGAGCAATACTACCTGGCCCCATACTTCCATCTACCATACTACGAAGTAATGTCGCTGTTTTATCATCTATTTCAACTTCTTCGCCATCTGTTGTTTTGATTGTTTGTTGCGATCCAATATTTAGAATCTTCTTTAACTGCTCACCTGGATGGTTTTTGGAATCGCCAAAGTCATCGCCACTCAATCCACGCTCGTCGTTATCTAACTCACGGCCTACATTTTTTAGGCCAAAGTCGTCATCTCCGTACTTTTCATTTAGGTCTTTCATTTTCATAGTTTTTCTCCTATCTTTCTACTGCTCTATTAGCGGCAGTAAATTCACTTCTATTTACTAATTTTAAGTCACCATCTGGATGTGCTATTACATAGCCTTCTCCACCGGCAACACCTGTTGGTTTTAGTTTTGCTTTTACAGCCGCACCCTGGCTGTCAATATCTTTAATAACTTGATCCTTAACTTTCATAATACCGTTTACTACTTCCCATAAACTAGTAAACGCATTCATATGAAGTTTAACATACTCAATAATGTTTTGTTTCTTACGTCCACTAAGGGTTGAATTGTCTACCCATTTTAGAAAGTCGCGGCCTAAATTATCTAAGCCTGTATCTACTTTACTATTTGTATACTTGTAAAGTATTTTACCAAAGTCTGTCATTTTACGCTGTTTTAGTGTAGCAGGATCTAATAGTGTATCAATGTCTTTGCTATCTTTTTGTATAATTTTAGCAAGACGTTGAATGTTAACATTGTCTACTGGAGGAGACTTATCAACATATACTGGAGGTACAACAAATACTGTGTTGCCTGTAAATATGTTTGGGTCTCGAAGTGGACTTTCGTTTCCTTCTTCATCCATTTGTCTATGTATTACAACAGCCGTTTTAGATCTACCAATTCGTTTTCCTATATCACTATTAACATCTACTCTGTATTCAACAATGTTTGGAGTAAAAACAAAGTGTCCATCTTCTACCGGTGGTGTAGTATAGTATAGTAAGTCGCCTTTAAAATAACCTCTATAATCTTTTGGTACAGCCTTTTCATAGTCAGCAAAGATATCTTTCATTTTTGCGGCAAATGCTATACGCTTTGGATCTTTTCTGTTCTTGCCACCTGATCTATTAAGTAAATGTTGTTCAAGGTCGCCGGCATCAGTTGCTCTTTCAACTCCGCCTGACTTAACAAATCCTGACTTGTCTGTAAACACAAACTCTCCATTTTCATTGCGGCCAAAAACGAGAGCGGGAGACCCGTCCCATTTAACTGTGACATCCTCAACTCCTTTTTCTAATCTCTTCAATGCTTCTAAAGCACGAACAGCACCAATAGACCTTTCAAAGAATATCAAGTCTTCAATATGATCAATACGTGCCGCTTCATTTAAAATAGTTGTTGGTTGTTTAATACTTTCGGGAGTTGGTGCTCCGCTTTTTAGGTCTGCTTTTTTGTAAGCCGCATCACCCTTTTGAGAATTTAATACAGCCTTTCCGTCTACGTTAGCCCAAGTACCATTTTTCTTTTTCCAAAATACCATACCTTGTTTATCACTGTAGAACCAAGTCATGTTCTTGTCGTCTTTACTTTTATTCTTATCTTTAACTGCGTCTACGCCACTTCGTCCTGTGATAGGTGTATCTAGTTTCCAAAACTTAGCCGCTTTATCAACCATATCTTTGACTTTACCACTTAGTTGTCCTAGTGTAGTTTTAGGTCCGCCTGCGGCACCATATGCTTGCTTCATAGCACCAACGCCGTCACCTGCGGCTTTGCCTGCTTGGAAGCCTGCTCCAATAGATTTTAAAAAGTCTCCGCCTGTTCTAACAACCGGACGAGCCAATCCCGCAACTGCCTTATCAGCTTTAGTAAATTCTGCTAGATCTATTCCTGATCTCAAAGCATTTTTACTTTCGGGTAATTTCTTTCCTGCTTTTTCTAATTGAAATTCGAAAGGCGCAATTAATTCTTCGTAGTTAGGATCTTTCCTAAGTCTAGCAATCATACTTTCAACTGTATGAGTATCTTTTTCAGTAGAGCCTGGTCCCAATAATATTTCTGCTATCTTATTCCAATCGTCTGCTACAACTTCGTCGCCGTTGTTAGGATCAACAAGTCCAAACTTAGGACTCATCTTATATCCGCGTCCTCTTGCAACACTTGCTAGTAACATTGCTCTCAATGCTCCGCCGTATGCTTCTGTACCACCACGCTTGGCTCCACGCTGAAAGTCTGGGTTTGCTGTAAACATAAAGTCAGTTTGAACGTAACCTTCTGATCCTTGGATAGGCGTACGAAAATGTACTTGGTCACCTGCGTTGTGTACCCATCCGTCTTGCTTAGAACGTCCTTTGTTCATGATATCTTCTTGAGCGATGCCTTGTTTTGTACACCAATTACTTAATTTTGCGATAATATCCGATTTACTAACTTTGTTTAAGTCAATATTAAGATCTATGTCGCCTGAAGAGTTTTCTTCAAATGAACCTCCAGGATTATTTTTCTTGCCGGTTGTACCTAAACGATCCTGTTCGTCAATTTCAAAACCAACAATCTTTTCTATGAACTTAATTGTAGGACCTACATACTTAGTAGGAATACGTGTGGTTATCATCTGCTTATCAGGTTCAGATTTAAATACGTTGCCGCCTTCTTTAAGAATCATTTTTCTTTGCCTCATTTATTTTACTGATGCCGCGTTTGAACTTACGTGGATCTGCGGATTTAATACTATTGATAAATCTTCTTTCTAATTCCAGAGCTTCATCTGGTGAATAACGCTCTTGAATCTTATCAAATAGGTTAATAACACTTTCAATCAGGTTATTACCCGTTGATTCAATCAGTTTTTCTTTATCTCTATGTAAATCTAAACGATTTAGTTCTTCTAAGATTGATCTCGTTTGTTTTTTCATTTTAAAGGCTCCGTAATACTATTTAGCGTTCTTATAAATATGTTTGTAACTAACGAGGGAGCAATTATGTCAATAATGAACATGAGTTTCGAAGAAAGATCCTTACTGTTTGCTACACTTGCTAAGATTTCTTATTATAACGTCAAAGAAGCAACAAGTCAAGCAAAACGGTTAGGCTTTACAACAACAGAGTTTTATAACAAAGAAGGCGCACAAGCATATCGTTTTATGAACAAGACAGATCTTGTTATTGCTTGTAGAGGAACTGAACCAACAGAGTTTAATGATATTAGTGCTGATCTAAAAGCATTGCCGGTGATGGCTGAAACTGTATCAAGAGTACACAGAGGGTTCAAAGCAGAGGTAGACGAACTATGGCCTGCTATTACAGAAGATATTAATCGTAAAGCAAACTTAGGCAAGACACTATGGTTCTGTGGACACTCACTAGGAGCGGCAATGGCAACTATAATGGCCAGTCGTTGTTTACATGACGTAGAACTTAACGATCCTGTTGAACTGTATACATTTGGTTCACCACGTGTGGGCTGGAGAGGATATGTTAAAAGTTTAGGTGTAACACATCATCGTTGGAAGAACAATAACGATATCGTTACTACTGTTCCTCTTTGGGTAATGGGTTATGTACATCATGGTACAGAACATTATCTAAATGCTTATGGAAACTACAGAAAGCCTACTGGGTGGCAACTAGTCAAAGACAAGTGGCGTGGTATATGGATGGGTCTAAAGCAAGGTAAGATAGACAGCTTCGGCGATCATTCAATGACTGAATACATCAAACACATTACACAAATAAAGAGCTAACACTTTCTTCGTTTGTTACACGTCTAATAGCTTCACCAAACAAAGGCGCAACACTAACCTGTCGTGTCTTTTTACAATTCTTAGGACAACGATTAGGGACACTATCTGTAACTACTAGTTCTTCAAGTACACTCTTCTCAACACGTTGACATGCTTCGCCCGATAGTACACCATGTGTGATGTATGCTCTAACACTGTGAGCACCTGCGTCCATAATTGCTTTTGCCGCATTACAAAGTGTGCCACCTGAGTCAACAATATCATCTACCAAGACAGCATGTTTACCTTTGACATCACCAATTAGATTCATTACTTCGCTCTTACCTGCTTCTGGTCTACGTTTGTCTACTATAGCAATGTCGCCACCAAACATATCAGCAAACTTCCTAGCACGAACAACACCACCTGCGTCTGGTGATACAAATACTGTGCCTGT